GAAGAGGAGCTGGTATAGTTCCTTTCTTAACTATGTACGGTATAGGTAAGGGTATGAAGATGGGTGAAATAAGCTATGAGAACAAACTAAAACCACTTGCTGACCGAATGTCACCTGAGCAGATAGCCATGGTTTCTAGTGGCCACGGGTTAGCTGAGGCAACGTTTGAATACTTAACTACAGTTCAGTTAATAAAAAGAATAGCTAGACTTAAACAAACGGGTAAAGTGGGTAATCTAAAACCATTTGGAAAAAAGGCATTAGGCCCAGACGCTGAAGAGTTTGTGAAGAGTAGATACACTTGGGGTACGTTAGGTTACGGTCTTGTAGCTGAACCTCTTGGTGAATTTTTTACTGAAATAACACAAAACGCTATTGATGGTGAACCTTTACTACAAGGTGCAGATATAGCTGCTTTTGGTGGTTTATTAATGGGTGGTGGCGTAGGTGTGTTTAGTGCTTTACAAGGACTGTCAACAGCTTATTTAAGTGATGCGCAAGCTTTTAAAGACATAAAAGATGACCTTAGAAAAAAGCGTTACCTTGAAAAGAAGCTGGAAGATATAATACGTTTAAGAGAACGTGGTGCATTTACTAGGTTATCTGAAAAACAAAAAGCTAAGATAGAACAAGATGCCAGAAAAGAACTAGAAGCTTTTGATAAAGAGTTTGCAAAAAAATACAAAAGGCTTGTTGAGACAAGAAAAATAAGTAAACAAGACCTTGCATTACTAATGCGTATAGATGCTCAACAACAAAAGCTTAGAGATGATAATCAAAGATTAGAAGATGACTATAAAAATAAATCTATACCATACGAGGTTTATGACGCTCGTAAAACTGCTGTTGCATTAGAAGCTGAGTTAAACCAAAAGCAAAAAGATGCTTTTCTTCAAGTAGATGGTAGTTACTTTATAGCTTTAAAAGCTGGTGATGAAAAAGATATTGAAACATATAATAAATACATAGACAAAGCTAGACAAGAGGGTGTTGCACCTGAGGGTGTAGAAAAAAGAGCTGAACAATTATTTATTAAAGATGAATACTTAAAATCATTAAAAGAGTTTAAAGAGTTGTACAAAGATACAAAAGATCTTGTAATAAAGAACTTTACAATAAAACAAGCTGTAGATTTTTATAAAAAATTAAAAGCACTTAAACCAGCTGAGATAGAAAAAGCAATTGTAGAAATAAGATCTGGAAAGTTAAATGGGTTTGAAATACCATCATCAGAATCAAATGATGGTAAATATTATGTCGTAGGTATTCAAGAAAACGCAATTAAAAATAACAGGCCTTATACTATACCACATGAGATAACTCACTATGTGTTTGATAAAAGTTTTTCAGAGTTAGGACTTGACAAGAAACAGGCTGCAGAAGCTACTAAAACTCTTGCAGAGGGTTTAATACTATATAGTAAAGAACAGCTGCCAGATGTTTATAATAAACTTGAGGCGCTTGGTTTAGTAGAAGGAAGGTTACGTAAAAAGCTTGATATACCTATTGATTACGTTGAGGTTCCACCTGTCTGGTTTGAAGCGTTTAAAGAGGGTAATCATAAAGTAGAAGATCACGCAGAGTTATTTCACGCTGTTATTAAACAGTTTGAGGGTGAATTTAATACTGACTTTAAATTAAGAACACCTCGTGAGCTTGTTACATGGTGGCAAACTTACATAAATGAATACATATCAACAGTAGCTAGTAAAGCTAAAAGAGCTGTAAACGCGCCGGTTAAAAAAAGTACACAAGCAATAGTTGATAACGATCCAAGAGGCTACGCTGTACGTAGAGATAAAATAAATGAGTTTGTAAAAGACATAAGCGTTAGCATTGAAGCGCAAGAAGAAGAAACTGAAAAGCCAGTATATAATTGGGATGATGACATAGCAAACGCAGTTATGAAGTATGCGATAGATAATAAAATATTTAACACATATATACTTGGTAAACAAATGGATAAATCTCAACCACCATCGCAGTTTATACAAGAAGTTTATAGGGAGTTAAGTGTAGGTCCTGCAAGAACTTACGATCCAAATAAAATTCTTGATAATAAAAACAGACCTGACTTCTTTGGTTGGATAATGAAAAACCTAAGGTTTAACGCCTTAGACGTTAGTCTTGAGTCTATAAAACAAAAAACACAAGAAGGTAAAACTGTTGACATTGAAGAGGCAAGAGGTATAGCGGCAGAAACAGGTACAACAGTAGAAGACTTTGGTTTTACACAAGTAGCAGATAAAATAGGTGTAACACCAGAACAGTTAAAAGCCATAAGTGATGTTGTATTTAATGAAATGGCTAGATATAAAAAAGGTGTAGATGAAGGCGTAACATATGACGCAGATCTATCACCTATATATTCAGAGTTAAATAAAAGATTTGCACAAGCTACAGATAAAAATCCAGGTGGTGGTAACTGGAGGGCTATAGCACCTTTATTAAAAGATTTAAAAACATTTATAGAAGGTAACACATCAACTATATTAACAGAAGTTACTAATGAGTACGCTTCTAAAAACATACCACAGATTATAGAAAAAGTAATTGATGGTCAAAGAGATAAAGGGTTTGTACCTTATCCGCAGTGGGTAGGTAAAAAAATAGCTAGGGAGTTAAAGTCAGAAACAGGCAAAAGATCTGGACCACAGTTAATGAGAAAAATACCTTCAGAAATAAGAAAGCTTATAAGCAACCCACAGCCTCTAGTAGATATATACATGCCTAAAGGTAAGGCTAGTCAAGGTAAAAAAGAAGGTTTAGCTATACAGTTATCACAAAGAGTAGCAAGAGAAGCACTACAAAACGACTTACTTAACTTTATAAAAACAGGCGATTTAAAAAACTCACCTATAACAGAAAGATTACAGCAAACGCAAAGTTTATTTGATAGAGTTTTAAGTGAAGCTAAAGCCGCAGAAGTGCTAAGACAAGGAGACAAAATTAAAAAATCTTTTTCAGGTTTTTCTACGGTTGATCAACAAAAGATATTTGAAGCATCAGGCTTAATTATTGATGCAATAGCAGATGGAGCGTTAGTAGAAGCAGCTGTTAGAATGAATTTAAACTTTAGAGCTGAAGATAAAATAAAGAAAATAGTTAGAGCTTTTGGAAGAACCATATTTATATACGACAAGTTTAGAAAGCTAGCTAAAAAATTAAAGCTAGATATAACGGGTAAAAATATAATTAGCCTTGAGGATTTTATAAAAGCTCAAAAAGATGATTTGACAAGTGATCGTGAGGTATTTAATCAAACTTTAAAATCAAAACGATACACAGACAAGAGCATGAAGGACTTAGAGGAAGGCGGTAGAGTTACAGAGGCACGTTTAGCAGAGCAAGATTATGCTAAAAAATTATTTAAAGACTTTGGTAACAATCCAAAAAAAGTATTTGTTTATCTTACTAAATTTCAACAAGGCCATACATATACCGCTTCTAAAATACGTGGCGGAAGAAGTCAAAACTACGCAAGCGTAGGAGATTACAGAAAAGATATATTTGAGAACACACTTGGTATAAAGATAGAAAAAGTAAGTAAAGGTTTTAATCTAATATATAACAATGAAACAACATTTGTTTCTAGCGAAGAATATAAATTAAACAAAGTTACAGGAGGAAAAGATGATATAGGTGCAGTAATGAAATATACTTATGGTCAAAGTAACGCAGAAGCAGCACCACAGAGAGAAGCTTTCTTTAATTGGTTTGACTTTCTTTCTAAAAGAATAGGAGCTCAGGATGAGTATGGTAATGTAATATATAATAAAGAAGACTTTATAAGAGCTTTAATGGGTCAGCAGGGTAGCACAAAGAGCATGCTAAGAAGAATGGCACCGGTTAGATGGAAATTTATTGGTCAATACACGGGTCAGGTAAGATACGAACATACCATACCAGCACAATGGGTTTTGACATACGTTGCTGATATGTATTTAGGAGATGGTAGTGTAACAAGAGCAACTGTTGACAAACTATTAACACAATATGAAGTTGCGTTGATACCAAAAACAATGGATGATCAGATACCTATGGGAGCTTTAATGGCTAGAGGTTATAAGCCTGGTGACAGCGCGTTAAGAAATAGATACTATACTATAGAAAACTTTGGTAAAAAAGATTTTTATGCTGTACAAGATTTAAAAAATCCAAAAGTTATACTTGGTAGAGCATTTACAAAACAATCTCTTGCAAAATTAGGAATAAAAAAGAGTTCACAACAAGCATCAGATTCTAATGCATCACAGAAATTTATACTAGCCATGAAACGATCATTAGATCCTAACGCTAAAAGAAAAGGAGCTAGTATCATAGACTTTGATGACACATTAGCTAAGACTAAATCTAACGTACTTTACACGCTTCCTAACGGCGCGAAAGGTAAAATAGATGCTACAGACTTTGCTTTGCGCTCTGAAGCCTTAGAGGATGAAGGAGCGGTTTTTGATTTTAGTGAGTTTAGTAAGGTAAAAGCTGGTAAACGTGGGCCTTTCTTTAACAAAGCTAAGGCACTAAAAGATAAGTTTGGTAACACAGATATATTTGTTTTAACAGCAAGGCCACAAAACGCTGCGCCAGCTATACAAAAGTTTTTAAGTGGTGTTGGTCTAGATTTAAAATTAGAAAACATAGTTGGTTTAGAAAACGGTACACCTGAAGCTAAAGCAGACTGGATAACAGGTAAAGTTGCTGAAGGTTATAATGATATATTGTTTGCTGATGATGCTATAAAAAATACTAAAGCAGTGGCTAAAGTTTTAGATGTGTTTAACATTGGCGGTAAAATATATCAAGCAAGAATTAAGTTCAGTCAACAAGGAGCAACGTCAGAAAACTTAAATAAAATACTAGATGAAAACAACCCTGATAGCCCTGTAGTTGGTAGAGATGTAGACAAAACAGAAGCAGCAGAGAAAGGTAGACCAGGATTTTGGTTAACAGAGTTATTTAACTTAAGATCAAAAGTAAATTTAGTTTTTGTACCACCATCAGCAGAAGATTTAAAAGGTTTATGGGATAATCATATAGCAGGTAAAGGTAGAAAGGGTGAATCTGATAAAGTATGGTTTGAAGAAACTATATTAAGGCCGTATGCTAGAGCTGAAAGGGCAATGGACAGAATAAAGCTAAGAGTTAGAAATCAAATTAATGACCTTAAAAAGAGGTACGGTAAAGACTTTGTGAATAATTTATATACTAATAACGTTACACCAGAGTTTACAGAGATGGACGCTGTTAGAGTATATTTATTTCAACAAGGTGGACATGATACACCTGGTATAACAACGCAAGAGTTTGACAAGCTTATTGATTACGTCATGAAAAATGATAGAATAAAAAGCTTTGCTGATGATGTATTCTCAGTATTAAATACAAACATAGATACAGCTCTATACCCAGAGGCAACGATATACCCACCACCAACACAATATTGGAAACAACAAGATATAAACTCTGATGTTGAGTTTATATTCAAGATAATAAGAGAGGTTGTTCATGGTGAGTTTATAGAAAATAGATATAGTGTTTTTACACCTGATAACATGAATAAAATTGAGGCAATATACGGCACTCAATTTAGACAAGCACTAGAAGACATGTTCTATCGTATGGAAGAAGGTGTTAATAGAAATCAAAGTCAAATTAATAACCCTTGGATTAAGTGGTTAAACTTTGCTACAGGTAATATAATGTTTGTTAACGTTAGATCTGCTTTACTACAGTTTATATCATCAACAAACTTTATTGAATTAACTGGGCCTAACAATTTATTTAATACATTAGCAAGAGTTTTAGACAGTAAACAATGGGCAGCAGATTTTAAAACAGTTTGGAACTCAGAGTTTTTAAAAGTAAGAAGAGGTAGAGGTAAAATTGATGTTGTACAAGAGGAGATACAACGAGCTGTGTCATCTGAAAAAGATCCATTTTTACGCTTAGCAAGTATACTACAAAATAAAGGATACGCACCTACTAGATTTATGGATAGTTTAGCTATCGCGTTTGGTGGTGCTGCATATTACAGAAACCAAGTAAACTACTATGTAGAACAAGGTATGAATATAGTTCAAGCAGAGAGAACAGCGATGAGAGATTTTAGAGAAAAAGCAGAAGCATCTCAGCAATCAGCAAGAGCAGATCTAATATCTATGCAGCAGGCTAGTGTTGCAGGTAGAATATTCTTAACGTTTCAAAACGTTACAATGCAGTACACTAGATTGGGTAAGAAAGCACTTAGCGACATGAAAAATGGTAGAAGAGTCAGAAATGCAGATGGTACATTTAAGTCACTAACTGATAGTAGATTAGAACAAGCTTGGCAAATGGGTCAGTTCTTAATGTATCAAAACTTATTATTTGCTGGACTACAAAAAGCTATAATACTGTTATTTGCTTTAGGTGAAGGTGACGAAGTTGAAGAAAAACAAAAGGTAGATTATTTAAACGCTGTTCTTGATTCAGTATTACGAGGTAGTGGTATAGTTGGTGGTATGTTATCAGTAGCTAAGAATATAGGTATTGAATTATCAAGAGGTAACAGAAGTAATTTAGATGTTAAAGTATTAGATATATCACCTACGATATCTACTAAATTTAGAAAAGCAGCAAAGATAATTAACGCTATAGGTAGAGGTGATAGAATAGATGATCTATTAATTGAAGTACCATCATTCGTATATGGTCTTCCTACAGATAGAGTTGTTAGATTAATAAGACAAATTGAAGCAGCGATTGATCTTCATGATCAAGGTTATAAATCGTATGAGAGAATACTAATGGGTCTTGGTTGGTCAACATATGACTTTGGCTTACCTTATCCTCCTAGTATAATAGAAAATATTAACATTGATGATGATGGGCCGAAAAAGAAAAGTAAAAAGAAATCAAAGTCTAAAAGTAAATCAAGGGCTAAAAAGAAGTAAAATCAAGTAATTATAAATTATGGCAGCAAAAACACAACAACTAAATCACTTTCATAATGGCAGAAATATTAGATAAACAAGTAGGTATTGATATAGATGGCGATAAAAAGCCAGATATAAAACTCGATATTAAGAGTATAGCTATCGTTGTAGGTTTTATTATTAGTGGCTCTATGGGTTATCAAAGCCTAAAACAAGAGATAGAGCTTGCTAAAGAACTACCTGTTTACGAAGTTAAAGAAACCTCTGATGGTTTATTACTTAAACAAAAGGTTGAATATCTTGAGAAAGAAATAGAAAACCTAGAGGACAAAGTAAAAGATATCGAGAACAAAGTATACAAAAGATAAATAAATGATTAGTAAACACATAAGTATGCGTGAAGGCACGTATAGCGTTACAGCAACAAGATTAGGTTTAGAAAACAAACCAACTGAAGAACATCTTAACAACATGAAGTTGTTAGCTGTAAAAGTGTTTGAACCACTTAGAGAGTGGGTAGGTGGTCCTATTAGAATAAATTCATTTTATCGTGGACCAGAGTTAAACAAAGCTATCGGCGGTAGTAATAAGTCACAACATTGTCACGGGCAAGCTGTTGACATAGATGACGTGTATGGACACAAAACAAACGCTGAGATGTTTAACTATATAAAAGATAACTTAGAATTTGATCAAATGATCTGGGAGTTTGGCGATAGCAAAAATCCAGACTGGGTACATGTAAGTTATGTTAATCCAGGCGAAAACAGAAACAGATGCTTAGTAGCGTTTAGAAAAGATGGAAGAACTCAGTACGCAAACTACGCAGCTTGATATAATAGTATTTTCAGTTTTTGTTGCGTTAGCGTACATAACAAAACTTCTTGTAACTAATATCCCAGAAGATAATGATACAAACAATAAGGAATAAATGGAACAATAAAAAACCAGAAAGTAAAGTAGTATTTATAATATTTGTACTACAGATCACCTGGTTAATAACCATACTTGTTGCACATTACATTTTTAAACTTTGGACATGACAGATAAACAGAGAGACTTAGGTAGACTTATAACGTTAGCAATACTACTCAGTGTATTACTTATAGGTATATTATCTAGTTGCTCACCTTTGTTATATGATCGTAATCAAGTTATGGTAACGCATGTATTAGCGTTAACTGAAATGGGTGACACTGTTAAAATAAGAATACAAGATATACAACCACAAAGGATGTACAACGTAGTTGGCTACGACTTTGTAAGATGGCAAGATAACAGGTATTATGTACCACACTATGATCGTCATTACGATTATAGATATCATGACAGCAGGTGGAGATACCATGGTAGTCCAAAAGGTAACTACGGTTACATAACACCAAACCCTAATATAAATAATAGCCCACCTATATCTGTAGGTAGTGGCCAAACTACTGGAGGTAGCGGTGCTCCTGTTGCAAGTAACCCTGTTACTTCAACTGGTGGAGGTAAAAAATTTAATTAATATGCCAGAGATAAGAAAAACAACAAAAGGTAAAGGAAGAAATTTTAGAACTACAGAAGAAGGAGCAGGCATGACTGAAAAGGGTGTTAGAGCTTACAGAAAGAAAAACCCTGGTAGTAAATTAAAAACAGCCGTAACAGGTAAAGTAAAACCTGGTAGCAAAGCAGCTAAGCGTAGAAAGTCATTTTGCGCTAGATCAAAGGGATGGAAAAGTAAAAGAGGTCTTGCGGCAAGACGTAGATGGAAATGTTAAGATATGAAATCAAGAGGACTAGGAGATAGTATACATAAGTTCACGAGCAAAACAGGTATCAAGTCTGTAGTAGACAGAGTATCAAACGGCTTAAATATACCTTGCGGATGCGAAGGTAGACGTGAAGCTTTGAATATGTTGTTTCCTTATAAAAACAAATAATTATGGGTAAAATTAGTCCGGCGTGTAAAGCCGCAGCAAAACGTAAATTTAAAGTATGGCCTAGTGCATATGCTTCAGGATGGGGTGTAAGATGTACTAAAGCAGGTGGTCCAGGTAATTACGGTGGAGGTAAAAAGAAAAAGTAATGCCAGGTCAACACGCTAAAAAACCAAAATGTTGGAAAGGTTATAGAAGAAAACCAGGTACAACCAGGTATTCTAAGGGTAGTTGTGTAAAAATAAAAAAGAAGTAATGTTAAAAGATAAACAATTAAAACAAGTCGTTAAAGAGCTTAAAGGCGCGTCAAAGATGCACGCACAACAAGCAAAAAAAGTACAAAAGCATATAGATGCTATGAAGAAACCTAAAATGCAAAACAAAAAAAAATATGGCGAGTACTTAACTAAACATGGTTTAAAGCCTTATGAGTTTGAATATCGCGATTATTTAAATAAAGCAAAAAAAGATTCTCTTAAAAATAAAGTTGACACTGTACACTATAAAGATGTTAAAGGTCAATACTACGAGTTAATAAGAAAAGGTGGTAAGAAACAATCTGAAAAAAAAGTTGAAACAGACTACGCTAAGAAAAAGATAGCTCAGCGAATAGCTAAAATTAACGCTGAGTATAATAAGCCTAAAATGCTTAGAAATAAAAGAAAAAACTACTGTTAACATGGAAACAATAGGTAAGCCAAAAAGAAAAATAACATCAACGGGAAGAAGAAGAAGAGACTGGAAAAGCTGTAGAACATTTGGTCAGAAGGTAGGTCACATTGCTAGACAAATACCTAAAGTAGTTTTACCTGTGGCTGCTGGTTATGCTTTAATTAAAGGACTAAAGAAACCAAAGATGCTCAAAAATAAAAGAAAATCCTGTATATAATGCCAAAGAGTAAAGTAAAAGGTGGTGGAACAAGAAAGGTTTGTTTGCCATACGCAAAATATAAGAGTATGAGTAAAGCAGAAAGGCAAAAAGTAATTAATGCCAAGAGATCTGCTGCAGCTCAAGGAAAATATAAAAGATCTAGTAAGTCAAATGTAAAAGGTGCTAGGAAAAAAGGCGCTACATTACGTGACTGGTTCCAAAAAGAAAACTGGGTTAACATAGCCAACGGCAAGCCTTGCGGCGCAAAATGAAATTTAACTTTTTTGATTTAAACGAAAATGGTAAATATGATTGGTGGGAATATATACTACCGATATTGATATTGTTAATTATTGAAGTTATAGCTGAGGTTATAGCTAGATTTTTGACACAGCCGTTTTTTTAGCCACACTTCTTATTATCTTCTGGCCTTTCATCCAGCCAGTATATTCAACTTTTTTTCTAGACATATCGCTTAACACGTGCCACGTAAGCAAACCATCACGGTCTAATTTACTAACATATTGGTTTTCTAATATACGATCATGAGCCGAGTGCTTTGTAGTATATAAAGGTAAATGCCAACTGTGAGGATCACACTCGCCGTTACCATCTTTTACGTTCTTAGCCATGTATGAATTTTTCTTTACACTCTTATGAAAGAAGTCAAAGCCAATAATACTCAAGTTCTTATGAGTTTTAATTTCCCTAATAAAATATAGTATTGTTAAAAACCCAGCTGAAGGCCTGAGTTGTAAACTGTATAATGAATTACCAAAGCCGTTCCATAATTCTTCTAGCTCTGCATCTGACCACATCTGAGTATAAGGCATACCCTTTGGCAGGTGATCTTCTAATATCCAGTTCTTAAGTAAAAAATTACCACGACATCTATTAAGTAATATTTCAACGTCTTTAAACTTACCCTTTGTAAATTCTTCATTACGTCTTATCCAAACAGGCGCTCTAAATTGACCAGTAACCCATATGTTTGTTTTACTACCTAATTGTTTTGTTTTATCATCTGCTACTGTATCAACAGCTCTACCAAAGCGCACAACGATATCATGACTGTCTATAAACTTACCATGATCATGGTGCATTAATTCTACAGAGTTGCCAACAAGTATTACTGATTTATTTTTTACAAGCTGTTGTATACGTTCCACCACTCTTCTGATAACTCTCCATCTTTGTATTTGTCAAACCAAGGACCACCGTTAGTATAATGTATTGCCTTTATGTTATCATGCTTTTCATAATAACCTACTAAGTGATTATACTCAACTGGTATCTCAGCTATTTCACTCTCATCTATCCACTCAAACTGATGTAATTGTTGTGGTGTAGCATTATCTAAATATTCTTTAGTTAATATATCTTTTAATTTTTCACAGTTAAAAACTATTAATGAGCTCCAACATTTCTTTGGATACATCTTGTTTTTAACACCATCCATCTTTGTTCCTTTAACGTTATCAAGATCATGCTTTACAACTGCAATTGTTTTATCTCCTAAGTACTGTACAACCTCTTCAGGATCGCACTTCCATACAAAATCATTATCACAAAACATAGCTATACCGTTCCAGTTGTTACATAGTGGTGTATAAAATCTTGTAAAAGAAAATTCTGTTGATTCGTTAGGTACATCTTCTCTACCGTAAATACCACGCTTAACTAGCTGTGCTTTTACTAAAGACATAACCTCATGATCACCGTTATCTAATATAGACTTTCTAACTACTTTAGTAGCTTG